GGATATAGATAAAAAAGAGTCTATTTTGCTTGACTTCGCGAATGGAAATATACAGCGACTCATTACAAAAAGCTCAATTACGGCATTCGGTTTAAACTGGCAACAAGCGTACTTCTTACCTCTTGTTTAATCTCAGAAAAATTAACGGCGGGTCTGTTAAATAAACTCATTTGGCCATTAATTGCCAACGGTTTTAAATTATGGACTGTGTGAATATTTTCGATTAATTCAGGCAAGACATGAAGTTCGTCAGAATAACCCAAATCACTTGGTTTTTTTGCAGACACGCTCCAACTCGACACCCAGTCCCAAAAATCATTTTCTGCGTGTGGCTTTAGGTACCATTCTTCCCCCTGTCTGGCTTGAGATACGCGGCTAAGTTTAGCGGCGTTGTTTTGATTGTTTTTAAAGAACCTGGTAAGCATATCCATATAACCCAAATATCCTAATGCCTCAGAACTGGTCCCAAGTTCGATAAAATCATTTGGCGACGGGGTCGCTGTTGCCAAAAAACGATACTTTACTTTTTTCAGAAATGCCGTTATTTTACCCTTAATTGCCCCGTCGAAGTTTTTTAAAATGCTGCTTTCGTCAAGGATCACGCAATCGAAATCTGAACTATTAAAGTGTTCCAGTCTTTCGTAATTACATACGACAATCCGCTTTTTAAATACCCCATTCTTTGAATATTCAATGTCGTCAATTCCAAACTTTTCAGCCTCTTTAATAAACTGAAAAGCTACGGCCAACGGGGTAATAATTAGAACCGGCTTATTTGTTTCGTTTCTAAAATTGACTGCAATTGTCAACTCTATTAAAGTTTTGCCGAGTCCAGTATCCAGGAATATAGCGCACCGGCCTTTCCTAATTGCGTACTCCGCGACGTGTTTTTGAAAGTCAAACATATTCTCCGGAATATACTTCGGTTCAATACCGTAGTTTATAGAGCTATGTTTTTTCTTTTCTAAAAATTCATAATAGTTCATGTGGTTTTAATTTGTTTGTTTCATTCGTTAAAAATACTACTTCTTTTTCAATTGTGCAATTAATAACTGTTAAAATTCACTATCGCGCGGGGTGAAATCGCCTTTTTTCTCAAATGCCATTTTTATTGGTGTCAATTGCTTTGGGTGTGTGTCTGGTAATTGCTCAACATAATCAGGTGATAACCATTTATGCGTGGATGCTTCCGTTATTACATTTGCCTCCCCAACTTTACCAGACCTATTTTTTGCAACGATTAAAATACCTTTGCCGGCCAGGTCCGGGTCATCCTTGTAATAATATTCCGGGCGGTGGGGAAATATCACTATATCAGCATCCTGCTCTATTGCCCCGGATTCCCTTATGTCTGCCAAAGTTGGTTTAAAGCCTGATTCTTTACGGCTTTCTGAGTTCCTGTTTAATTGTGCTATAAGGAAAACAGGTAATTCAAACTCCTTCGCCAATGATTTAAGCTGTCCGGAGACTTGTGCGATCTGTTGTTCTCGTGGTAATTTTCTATCTGTCCCCATTAACTGAAGGTAGTCGATCACAATACCGGTTATTCCGTGCGTCTTTTTATATATTTTTGTCTTTGCCTTAATATGTGCGAAATTAGCCCCGCCTGTGTCGTCAATGAATAAACCGGTGTCTGACATCCTTTGAATGCTAATATCTATTTTTTCCCACTCATATGGGTTTAATTTTCGCTCTAAATCGTACTGGCTTAAATTGCTTTCCCTTTGAATCGTTTTTGATATTAATTCGAGGGCCGACATCTCAAGCGAAAAAAATAGAATTTTTTCACCAGTTTTTACAAATTCAATACACTCATTCAGTGCGTATGTTGTTTTCCCCATCGAAGGCCTGGCAGCGATTACAACAAGCATTCCAGGTGTGAAACGTGGCACCATGTCGCGAAGGGTGGAAATATAAGACTGTAAACCGTATTTAGATTTGTTGTCAAACTTTTGCCTTTCATTCAACACGGTCATAAATTCTTTTGCACCTTCAATAAACGAAATTACCCGCGCTTTTGATTGTGTATTCTGTAACACACGGTCAACCATCGTAACGGCTTTGTCAAGTGTCATATCAAAATCGTTTGAATTATCGAAAGCCGCGTTAAGTAGCTCACTGGCCTCTTTAATCATATTCCTACGCATTGACAATTCAGCCAGAATACGGGCGTGGTTTTCGACGTGTGAAGCCCCGGCTGTGTTTGAGGTTAACGTTGTGATGTAATAAGCCCCGCCAACCTCATCAAGTTTTTGGACCTTCCGCAATTCAGTTACCACGGTCAGCATGTCAATAGGCTGGTTACGCGCAAATAGTGACGCGATGCAATCGAATATATGGATATGGGCTTCCTTGTAAAAATCAAGAGGGGAAACAATATCGCACAACTTTAAATAGCATCCGGGTTCTAGTAATACGGAACCCAAAACGGCGCGCTCTATTTCGACATCATGAGGCGGTATTTTTCCGTATTGGTCTGGGGTTGTATTTGTCATTTCGTTGCTCTATTTAAAAATTGGTCTGGTGTAAGTTCCGGCAGCTTAACATCGCGACGGGCACAGTTTAGGCTGTTTAGCTCTTGGTATTGGGATTGTGTGAGCTTGTGAACAGGTGTTGATCCTATTTCATTTTCTGGCTTAAACCAAACAGATCTCATCTTTTGCTTCCAGTTTAAAACCTTGTTCCCTTTGCTGTCGGTCCAGTCGCCTTCTGAATAATAAAGATATGCTTTTTTGCCTGACTCCTTTGTGAATCCATTTTCAAAGAAAAAAGACTCAACATCTAAGGAGGATGGAGCGGTGAAAACCTTTTTTGGTTTTCCTATTATATTCTCTTTACTTATATTTACTTTACTTTCCTTTACTTTAGGAGTGTTACGAACACTTTCGTAACACGTTACATTTTTTGCATCTGGTTGATTATTACGCCATTCCAAAATTCTTTTCGCGTTTTTTTCTTTTTTTATCTTGTACTTTTCACTAAAGTTTAGCAATTGTTCGTTGAAAGTTTCTCCATTGTTTGATGAAATTAGTTCTATTTCTTCCATAAATTCCCAGCATTTAATCAACTTTTTCCCGACCTTTAATTGGTGTTTCAACACCTCAGTGACGATAGGTTTTTCCTGACTGGCTAATTTTTCCAATATCGTAAAGAACAACCCAATGCCCTCATACCCGAAATTCATAAAAAGCATGGTTATCTTTTCATCATTAAAGGCGTTCGAGTCGTGCAAAAAATACTTCATAGGTTAAAATATTAAACTTTTTTGAGAAAAAATATATTACTCCATGTAAATTAATCTCCCGCCCTTGATGGTTACAACTTGGACCCGACCCTCATTCATCATTTTTGTAACGGCCGCAGCTGTAACGCCTTTCAGTTTGGCGTATTCACTTGGTGTAATGAGCTTTGTTCTATCTATTTTCAATGTTTCCATATACAAATTTAGTAAAGTTTTTTAACTTTAAAAACTAATCTCAATAAATTCTCCACCTTTCTCAACTTTTTTCTTTTCAATTACCAGCCGTTTCACACATCTATCATTAAACCCGTACTTTTTCGACAGGCAATCAAGGATCATTTTAACCGGGTTGTCAATATCAGATAACTGGCTACTAAATCCGAATGTTAAATTTATCTGTTAAGGCGGTTTTATTGTGATATTCGGGAGCATTAACAGGACCGCGCGCTCAAAAACATGATATTTGTGCGTCTTAAAACGGCGGCCCTGCCATGCCTGATTGACGGAAAGCGGTTTAATATTCAACCGGATCATTTAAGCGACTTCAATTTCTGCACCGCCTCACCAAAATCATTTCTACGCCATGCCCATTTACCGAAATCATACTGCTTTGGGTAAATCTCTTCATACTTTTTCGGGGTACCGTTGAGTATATCAGAAACTGAGCGGGTTACTTTTTTATGGAACACCCGAAAGATTTCATACCAGGTCTGGCCATCGTATTCAACTATGTACACATACCCAGCCTTTGACTCTTCCATCTTGGTAAACTTCGAACCGGCTCTGTATCCGGTATTGACCGTAAACGAGGCAGGAAGTTTTTTAACAAGTACCGTTTTGTCTGCTTTCATAAAGATTTGAATTTTGTTAGTGCTTTGGTTCGATCCGAATAACTCCAGGCCCATACCCCGAAATCATTTGATTTTGGATAACACTCTTTGAAGTCGGTTGTTGAATATTCGCGCTGGTCAAAGTTGATACACAAAGGAGCGGTTTTCTTTTCGAATACTTCAAAACTTACAGTACATTCCTGCTCGCACATGTACATGTACGCGGTGTCTGATTCTTCAAGCTGGGTAAATTTAAACCCGGCCATGTCGCCGCTTGTTTTAGCGAACTCTTTTTCTAATTTAGTAATCATATCACGTCAATTTTCCAAAGGTTTAAACTTGTGAACCATTTCCCTTTTGACTCCTTAGCCCGTGCATTGTATTGCACCTTTACCAGGTCGCCAACGTTGACCTTTTGCACCTCAGCAATTTTGTTGTATGCCGAAATCGCGATAGAGTTCGGGTATTGCACCCCAGCCTCTTCGATTACGATCGTTTGATCCTCGTAGGGCTTACCCTGGGTTGTTGTGCCAGCGTTTACCGGCCCGATTGTTTTGATTTGTCCTGTGAAATCCATTTTTCTGAGATTAGTTTACAAATTTTTAAATGTTGATCTTTGATAATATCTTTCTGACGCTTGTTTTTTGCACGTAGTTGTATCTGTACGGCAATCGAAATATTGTATTGCATAGTTTTCTCATGCAACTCTTTTTCAAGCCGTTTTATGGTGTTATGGGGGTCGTTTTCGCTTTCCTCATCTAAAGCTAAAAGACTTTCGAAAGGAGACCATGAATTTAAAAATGTTTTCCCGGTAAAAATCCATCTCAAAACATACCAAATATTTATTATTGTCTCAAGTATTATAGATGGGAAAAACAAAACACATATAACAATTCTATTTATTAATTCCATCGCGCTTCATTTTTAGTAATTGTTCGTACCGTTTTTTGCATGTAGTGTACCGTTTTGTGTGTGCGAAATCGTTAAATTCTACGCAAAACATTTTATTCAGGTTCGGGCTTTTGATCTTCTTTTCCTTGAGCATTGCCCTCGTTTTGTCAACGATCTGGGCATGACTGTCGTTGGCCGTGAACCCTTTGTCAAATGAGCCGTGTTTTGTTATCATGGTTTCTTGTATTTAGGTCTACCTGCTTTGATCCAGTTCTCAGCGCGTTCAATTGTATAGAATGAATTAACCTGGCCATGATGCCAACATTGAATCCATACCGGGACCCACCAGCGTTTAATTTGCACCTCGTACCCGGCAAATTGATCTTCGACAATCCTGATTTTAGGTTTAAAAAAGTTTGTTTTCATAGTTTCTTGGTATTTAGAAATGAAACTGCATCGCCTCTGTAATTGTAGGTCATGTAAAACAGTTGACCGCACTCACATTTTATACGGATGCAACCGTTTTTGTTTTTGTTGCAGCGATCAATGTATTTAAACTCATCTTCATACTGCTTTTTGCAGGTTGGGCAGGTGAATACATCGTTGGATAGGCAGATGAATCCGTTATTGATATTTATGCAGGTCATTTGCCAGTAGCTTTTTTGATTGCATATTTTACCATATTCCACACATGATCTGGAATCGAATTATTATCATTTTCCAAGTTCATCAATGCCTCAAGCATGTCAGGAGCGGCCGCGATTAGTTTGGCGTTTGCAAAGCCTTCTTCATATTCAGGATCCTTCGTGAAACTGTCAAAGTGTTTGACTTCACAAACGCGCATCCCATCGCATTCGATAGACGTTTCAAATCCTTTAATAGTTTGGGTAATTTCCCATTGTCCTTTAGTGTACATAGCTGTTTAGTTTTATAACCCCCGAAGTCTGGTTTGCTTCGCCATTTGACCAATCCGATTAGCCTCTCAGGTCGTCCGGGGGTTGTGGGGTTAATTATACGGGTTAATTGTAATTGTTAATGTTACTTCGCGCGGTTCAAGTTCTACCGTATCAACACCATCAACAACAGAGTGACGGCCTGAATATCCGGTTGTTTTAATATCAAATTTAACTCTACCGAACTCAGTATATTCAGTCAGTAACGCCCCGATGTTTTTAATCAGGTCGTTTTTCTTTTGTTTTAGTGTGGTTGCTTCCATCAGAATTTGATTGTTTTAAAATCGGTTATTAAATTGTCCAAAGCATTAAAGAAGTTTGGCAGAAATTCAGCCGCCGCGGTTGCCGTTTCGCTAAATGTTTTCCGTGGCTTTTCGGTGTGGATGTCATCACGTTTGAACACATGCACAACGATTTCCCGCTCCGGTCTGAAGGGGCAATATGAAATCCAATGCACTTCTTTAACGGTTTGCGACATAGCGAAATAGTTTGCTATCTGGCCCATGTGCGAAGATTCGGGGCCTTTATTGAATCGCTTTATTTGAGTGGCCCCGTTGCGTGTGCATTTTACTTCGCATATAATGCCATTTTCTAGGTTAACTCCATCCGGGCTAGCAATATGCCTGTCGTTGTGATCCGATACGATTACGCCGCCCCTGGTGAACTTAATCCCGGACATCCTTTCGTAAAGGTCAATGGCGGTTGATTCGTTTTCAAGTCCGAACTCCATGTCCTCAGACACAAAGTCATCTATCTCGCAATGACCATTTAAAACCTCATCAGCCATTTCAAAAATTAGGCCGTTATCACGTGATGAAATAAGCTGGCCAAAGCGTGTGCCGGATATTTTACCGACCTTGAACTCCCACCATTCCTGACTGCCTTGTTCAATGTTTAGATAGTTCATTTTTTATCTGGTCTTTAATGGTGGATAATTGCAATTGTGGGAATCCTGGAGAGGTCCAAAGCGCGGCCAGTTCATCGAGTGATTTACAAGCTCGTAATTTGGCTTCGTACTGGTCGGGGACGTGGGCTTTTGGTGCCGTTGGTCTTATCCTTAGTGCGTCAACCGTTTCCCCAAATGCCTTAACCTTTGCGGAAAATACGGTAATTTTTTTACCTACCCAGTTTTCAACAAACGGGCTGTACATTTTTTCAATGGTTTTACAGTTGGTTTTGTTTAGGACCATTGGTTTTGGGCTGTCGGTAAAGTATGCGACCAGACACATTTTCTTTGTGCCATCGGTGCTGTTTACCTCTTCCTTACAGGTCTTTTGAATTGTTACAATTTTCTCCTCGTTGGGTTGCAATTCGTAAGCCCCTGTAAATTTGTAATCAAAATTTTGCTTCCAGTGCGTGGTCATTTGTTTGTGTGGTTTATTTGTTAATATTCATGGAAATAACTTCGCGTATTTCGCGCGATATTTTGCGATATTTTCGCGGTGTATTTCGATCATAAGTTTACGATCTTTGCGCCAATCGGCTTCTAACATAGTGCCGATTAACTCACAATCGGTGCCGGTCAAATCATCGTTTATACGATCAATTTGGTTTTCCATTTGGTCAATAAGCCTAATATATTGCAAGGCTTTTGTATGCTTTTCGAATAGTGTGATAATTCAATCCGTTTTTTATACTTCCTGATCATAGAATTACACTCCTTAATAGTTCGTTCGCGCTCATATACGCGGTCTGGGTCGTTTCTCATTCTGTCGGTAACTGAAATTACAACCTTTTCAAGTTGGTCGATCATTTCGAGATACTTACTTCGATTTAAGATCATAGCCAACTAATTTAAAAGCGTGAATAATTACCGGCACTTCGAGCGGTGTGATCTTCCTCAGGCCATACTGCTTTAGATAGAACCTGGAAATGCCGTCGCTGTCCTTATCCCATCCGCAACCGGTTATGATTGCGTGCCGGACCGCTTTTTTTTGCAGGTGTGTCAATGACCTGTATTCATCTTTAAATCCTTTTTTCATAGTGTGAATTTAGTTAATCTTTTTCAATTGTGCAAATAATTGGGTGATTATTTTAGTTTAAATGTTGAAAGTGTATATATTGAGTAGTTATACACAAGCATAAAACCGACTCCGATTAAAGTACCTGCGTAAATTTAACTTTTGGAATACTGCCAGATAAAATAGCGTTTCCGCAAGTAATCAATCCTAAATCTTCATCATAGCTTGGAACAAATACAATCACATCAAATCCAGCGTTTTTTAAATCAGTTTCAGCTTTTTGGTATGGTGTAAATGCTTCATATCCATCAGTTGTAATTATTCCGTTTGCATCACAACTTTGTGTTTTATGAAGTGGCGTAATTTTAACCATAAATTTATTAGGATTAAAAAGCATTGCCAGTTTTTCAGCATCCACAATATAGTTGTCAGCTAATGCAAAGTTTAAAGCATATTTTCTGCCTTTTGGGTCAGGTAGCAATCTGCCAATTTCAGCAATATCATTTAGTGGAAAAGTATTTTCGCTAAACATTTCATTTCTTTGTTCATCATCGGTGCTGTTAATAGAAAATTGCAAACCTGCATCACCTCTGTATGTGTAGTTTTTAATATCGCACCATTCATTTAAAAATTCCATAAGTCTTTTGTTTGCTTTTGGCAGCATGGTGCTTATTACAGGGTGTATCATACTGTTACCAATATGAGGCTTTACAATCTTGTGTAGTTGTTTAGCGTGTTCAATCACATCAAAATTAAAAGTTGGCTCACCCATTCTTGCATAGTGTAAATTCAGTCTTTTTGTTGCTCCAACTTCGGGGTGTAATTTTAAACCTTCAATAAGTTGGTTTGTAAGGTCGTTTAAGGTTGCGTTTAATCCTTTACCTACTTTCGGCACATCGCAAAATTTACAACCCATCGAACAGCCATATTGTGTGCTAATGGTTATTACCCATTTTTCACTCAAAGGCATTATTTCGCCATTTGGCACACCATTTAATTCTCTGGTTATTCCAAGAAAATCGGCTTTAATGTTTGAATCTTTGCCGTAATCGCCAATCGAAAGGAACTCAATTAATCCTTTTTCGCCTTGCATTACGCAAATATTTCCTGTTGGTACTTTAATGTTTTTCGTTATCATAATATATTAGTTTTTAAATAATTACTAAAAATGCCTGTGTATAACAACGGGTATAAAACAGTTGGGTTTCAGTGTGTTATTCAACTGCGTGGCCCGTTGCAAGTTTGGTGCGGTTTGATATGGTTGCACTTCGCATTCCAAACCGCTTTCATACCCGCAGCCGTTACACAGTTTCAAACACATTAACCATACACCCGTCCATCTCTTCAACAATCGCCAGGCATACCGTTTTGTACCGCTCTTCAATCATTCTAAGCGTTTGCCGTTCAACCGACAGATCAGCTGCAAACGATGCCCGAACTGATTGAATCATGCCGCCCATACCGTTAAGCGATTCACGGATACACTTTTCACGCCTTTGATGTAGATCCATCGCTTCCAATAGCTCTGCGGCTTCTTCGAGCAGCTTTTGAGATTGTTTCGTGTTCACGTCGTTTCGATTTAGGTTTGTAAAAGTGAAGGATTAGGATCCATATCATCACGGCTGCCATGACGTAAAGCCCGTAGATTTCATGGGCTTGCTGGAGTATCGCTTGGTTGTCTGTCATGACTGTTCGATAAATGCGATTGCGATCATATAAATGATCCAGACAAAGATACAGGCTACTACTACGGCCTTAGCGATTGTTTTAACATCTTCTTTCATAGGTTAATTAGTTTAAGGTCGATAATGTCGACCAGATTAGAATTAGAGTAAATTTCAGTTATTACCGGCTCAGTGCGTCCGGCTCCGTCGGTGTCGTAGTCGTATGTTACGATTAATTCGGCACCGTTTATGGTTACGATTGCTTTCATGTAGTTACAATATAAAGGTTTCTTCTAACTATTTCCAGGTTCCAATTCATCCCGTTTTTTACACACCGGATAAAGTCGAATTCAGGGATTCTTAACATACGCTTAACCATCATTTCGATGACTTCTGCCGGGTATTCGGCATACATTAGGCGGATAATTTGGGATTTGGTGCGGATCATATTTGTTTGTTTGTATGATGTAAAGATACAAAAGTTTTACATATGTGCAACTATTTAGGGCAATTATTTTCAATTATTTTTGTTATTTGGAATATGTATAAATAAAAAAGCCTGCCGAACTTAATCAACAGGCTTTAAATTAATCAACCTATGGGTTTACTTCTTCGCTTTTGAAAAGTAAGTCCCCACCACATAGGTCCATACAACAGCCCCGACAGTTTTAGCAAGGTCTAACCAAATGATTTGACCATCCACCACCAGCGAACTAATACTATCACTCACGGCCGTAACCGCTGCAATAATTAACGCACTGGCAATATCCCGCCAATCAATTACACCATCTTCAGAAACGGACGGAAACCACCAGTTTTTAGCATAGTAGCCAATCAGTACGCACGTGGCGGCCATAATCGAAGCGGCCCAAACGATGTCACCATTTTGATAGTCGGTAAAGATCAAAGCCAAAGCCATGAGCAATCCTTTTACGATTTTTTGAATCATGATTTTATAGTTTAAGGTTAATAAATGGGTAATACATACCCGTACGAAATACAGAAATAAGTATGATCAGACCTAAAGACAGACGCCCCCAGTTTATTGCGGTTCTTATTGATTATTCCCAACTCAATAGCACCCACGAACCCATTCGCCCCGCCGCCGGTCTTGATGTCGCCATAAATTGACAGCGTTGGCGATTTGAGTTTTATTACCGGTGTCGGTACGTACTTAACCTCAGTTATCACCCGCTCAAAGATAATAGGTTTGTGTTCGATTACCCGGCTTATCAATTCGCCCCGTATGCTGTCGTTTATAACCAAATCTAATGAATCGGTTTTGAGCGTATCAGAATAGAAATCAAACGGGATTCCCGGTACTGGTGTTGGAATAATCCTATCGCGATACACAATCTTATCCTTAAATATAACCGTGTCGCGTATAACCGTCAATGTGTCGGTTACAGTGGTTGTTTTACCCGGCTTCCGATTGAAGTATGAACCGGTAAAAAACCCACCCGCGAATAGGATCAGGGTTATAATTATGGCGGCGGCGTATTTCATTTTATAGGCTTTACTAAATGAATTATCCCAGTAATATCGTGTTCAAAAAAATCAATATGTATCCACGTTGGCGCGAACTTGCTTGATTCAAGTCTGATTTTAGCTGGGTATTCCGGATACTGTCTAAAGAATTCTGCGATATTGTTTCCAATCCACAAACGAACTTGATCCGGGGTCATGTCTTCAACGTTAAAATCAAAAGCACATCCAAAAACATGAGCAGATGTGTATAGTTTAGTTTGCTTCCTCACCTCATAACAAAGGTTGCATCTCAAACCTCGCTCATCTTTATCACCACCAGAAAGCCAATTATTAATAAAAACCCTTTTGTTTATGTTTTCCCGGAACCAGTCCAGAAAATCAATAGCGACCGGGCGGAAATAACGCCACGCGCTTTGGCCATCGCGGATAAATACATCCTTACAGACCAATTCCTCTATTTTGAAATGGGCGGATTTTTTCATTTATAGTCTATTACTATCATTGAGTGCTATTTATTTGTTTGCTTTCTTCCTTACCCCGATAACCGGCTGCCATGTCGAATCCAACCTCATGTAATAGTGTGGTAACTTTTTTTTTTGATCTTCGATAACAGCCTGCTGCATGTGTTCGATCAATGGCAGGTTAATAGGTTGTTTGATCGTTTCCCTTTGAATCTTTATTATGCTGTTTGTCGAAAACTCCTGGCATTCCGAAAGGCTGTAAATATAGCGATTTTGTTGGCCCTGGTTGCTTTCGATTCCCTGTAGCCGGTGGTCTATAATATACACCTTTTCAACCGCCCGGTTTATTTTGTCGTATGATTTTGACCCGAATATCAGTACAACAGACCAAAGGACGTAACCCGTTAAAGTGTGAGCCGTGGACGCGCTTATCCACTTTGCAGCATTCGCCCATTTTAGAAACTC